TCTTGATCAAAAGATGCCGTTGATGACTTTGCGGTTTCCATCTGCTTGATATAAGTCAATCGATCTTCTTTTGTCATCTGCCCTGCGTATTTATTCATTAATTCTTTTGTTGGACCACCAGCCTCAGCAATTGCAAGTTTTGCCTCTAAAGAATGCCACTCTTCGTTTTTCTTTCTAATTTTAGAAGCCTCGTCTTTAAACTCCTTTTGATCTGATGGACTAAGGGCGGCAAACATTGCTGGAGGAATGTCAGTTCCAGCCGCATCCATATTGTAAATTTGAAATTTAAGATTGTTGTACGCGTCTGCATACAAGGCAGCGTCTTGTGCATACTCCTGCTTCAGCAACGAACGAACTCGACCCCTCATCTCTGAATCTGGGATCTGATCTGCAAGAGCCAGTTGATCTTGAATGGTATTTGTTTCTTTTGCCTTCACATTTTCAGGTCCAAGAACATTTGCATTTGACGGATTTTTAACGACTCCATCTTTTACAAATGAATATGTAAGAGTTGCCTTCCCAAGTTCTTTTTTGTCGTCCATTGCCGTACCAATAATTTGACCACGGGAAATCTGATCGCCTTGTTTTATATTTAATGGAACAATGCCTTCAAAATTGAATCGACTTCCGTCTTCATTTTTAAGAATAACCGTGTTGCTTCCCTCGGTGTAATCTTCGACCGTGCATCTTCCAGGAGATCTAACTTGAGTCCCAGAACTAACTTTTAATGTCAATCCTGATTTGAAGGTTTCTTTGTCTTTGGTGGAATATTCATTTTCGCTAAATCGAACAACTTCTCCACCAAGTACTGGAGCGAGATAATTTCCAGTTCCAGCATTTGTTATTAGTTGCCCAGTTTTTCTAATGTTGTCAGTCAATTCAATAGCCATCTGTCGATCTCTGTTTGCAATCAATCCAGAACGCAACGATTGATATGTCGGCTCGTCAATCAACTTTGACTTGTTTTGCTTTTCTAAATAATACAAACCCTCTTGATAAGAATTTTCGTCCATTAACCTACTGACAACTCCAGCCGTAATTCCAGAACGAACCTTTTTCATTGACTGTTCATATTGAGCAGATCCCTCGTAGATTCCAAGATAAGACAATCCCTTTGCAGTTTCCGCTTCAGCCTTTGCAGTACTTTCTACATATGCGTCTTGAAATGAATACGAATTTATTGCGTCTTGGCTTGATTGAATTGCACGGGCATTCGATTCCATCGCCAAGTATTTAGGAACTTCATTGTTCCAATGTGCGCCCATCTGACCTTGGAACTGAACAATGTTTCGAGACGCAGATTGATTAAACAGTTCAACCTGAGTCTTGTTTTTTAGTCTTGACTGAATGCCATTTGCAGCAGAAAGGATTGCGCTGTTTGTCTCTTCGTATCTTGTGTCCGCGTCTTTACCTTGAAGACCAAGATATCCATCCTTGCCACGAAGAATGTTATTTGAGAACTGCGATAGTTCCACATCGGCAGCCTTTGCAGCCGCCTCGTCAATCGAATCCTGCAACTGCTGACCAATCCGAAAGGAAACATTCCCAGCGCTTCTCATTGCCTCGCCAAATCGAATCTGTTGCTCTGGCAATGCGTTGCGTACCCCTTCAACTGGAGGAGCCTGAAGTGGAACCATTCCTCCATCACCCTGTGGAGAAACTTGAGGGACAAATGATGTTGGTACTGTTGGCATTTAGAATCTCTTGGTTGACTGTGCGATAAGTAACTGTTCAAGCCTGTTGTCTCTTGCCCAGTTTCCACCAATGTCCGTTGCGCTTCCGATCAGGCTGGTCGCCATGCCAAACCCTGGGTAAATTGTCCCAGCGCTAGTGTTGAGATTGTCGGCTGACAGACCAGACATAATGGACTGGTTGCGGTAGTTCATGGCTTGAGTTCTAATCGCCTCAGCCTGACGGACATTGCTTGCCGACATTGTCAGCCTGTCGATTTCCTTGACAATGTCCATACTGCCAATGACTTCCTTGGCAGATCCAACTCCACCTTGGATGCCTCTTGCAGCCATTGAGGCGACCGCTGACGACTTCTGTTGACCAGCCCTCATTGTGTACTGCCCAATCTGCTTCTCGCCAGCCAAGAGGCTCTGCTGGGCGCTAAACTCGGCGCTCTGAGCGTTGATGGCAGACATCTGCGACTGGAACCGTTCGTTCTGAGCCTGAACCTTCAGTTGGTTCTGTGCGCTTTGTGCTTGGTAGAAAGTCCCGATAGCACTGTTCGCCGCGCCAAAGATCGCCATGATTCCGCCAGCCATCTGAAACGCTCCAGCGGCATCCATGCCAGACGATGGGATTGCCGCACCGCTAGGATCAAATTCAGTAAACCCACTTTGTGCTGATGAACCATTATAAAAACGACTGTTCCCAGAATCAAAGGTCGGTGAATAAAACTGAGATGATGGAGAATAGTAATTGCTCATTTTTAACTCCCAACAACCGCTTCAATGGTTACGCCAACAACCGTCAATGGAAGTGGATCAGCCTGACGAATGTAGATCTGACCGCCCTGCGCCCATGTCGGTGTGATGTTGACGCTGATCTCGTCGGAACGCAACGATGGCGGTGATCCATATGGTTCGTTCGTTCTCATCTTTGCCTCGGTCAACTTGTCGGCAGTAGGTCCAACAAACAGACCGCTTGACTGGAACACTCGAACCCAAGCCTGATTGATGTTTTTAACTCGACCCTGACCAAAGGCTTCGATGTTTATTGCCAGCGGCAAAGTCTGCAAGTCGCTGAAGTATTGCAAGCCAACATGTATTTTGACTGCTGCTCGATCAATTGAAACTGATCCACCAACGACAACTTTGCTTGGCATGACGGCTCCGTCAGCCAATATAGAAACAGTCTTTCCTTCCAAGTGTGACAGACCTCCAACAGAATTTCGTGCGAACGCGCCATTTGAGATAGGCACATTGCGAAATGCCGCCGCCAGAACCTTGTCTGGTCGAGCCTGAACCACGGTGGTCGATGAGCATCCTTCAATTGTCAGTCTGTATTGTGTTCCGTCAGTTGCTGTAAATACGAACGCGTCCCCAATATCTGTCAGCGCTGGGAACGCAAAGATTGGAGTCGATGCCGTTATTGTCAGTAATTCGGTTGGTCCCCAAAGAGTTCCACCTGACACGGTCACAGTTGTTGCTGTGGTGTTATTCCCGTCATAAGTCAACCCTGAATCTACGAAGAAACAATCATCAATAGAATCAAATGCATTTGATGCCATTCGCTCAACATAACGAACTGAGTTGCCGTTGACTGTTCGCTTCACAACAACATACAAATGATCTTCAGTTCCTTCGGCGACACAAGCGCAACTTTCAAATGTGCCGTCCGTGTCATGCTGATGCCAAGCACCAATTTGTTGCTCAGGAACATAAGTCAATCCCAACAACAAACCAGTCGATGATATAAACCAAATCAGTGGATGCGGTGACTTGCTGTAGCACATGTCAGAAATCTCATAATTGTCAAACAAATGCGCTGCTCGAAGCGACAAATCTCCTGTGATGTATCCATTGGACTGCCATGAGTATCCAAGTTCACGGATGTGACCGCCACGCGCCGCGCAATAAACCATGCTGTTATTGATAATGCTTGGCTGCACATTGCTTGCGCCAATGTAAGACTGAGGTCGAACCGAAATCGTGGTTGGCGTAATAGCATCGCTGTTGACTGGAGACACTCGCCACTCGGCTGCGCTGGTCAACAGCATCAACTGCTGCAAAGGAACAATGTGCCGAATGGTATTGGCTTCACGCGCTGCAACCTTAAACGAGATTCGGTCGTCATCCTTTACAGGCAAGTGGTACGACATGTCGCTTTCAGTCCCTGACCGTGTCATCCACAATTGCTGTGGAGCGTAGGTTGTTCCTGCAAACACTCTGCGCTGTTCAAAGTACGAAACTGCTCCAGGATAATTGTTAGCACTATTAAAGACCGTTTCAACAACAGGAGTTGTAATTCCCATGTCGGGCGCAATGTTGTTGTCTGTAAATGACAAAGCCTGTGTTTGACCAATGTATCCGTACAATCCAGACTGAATTTTGTAGATGTTGTATCGAATAGCGCCAGCAACCGCAGACCAAGTAATCGTGTTAAATGCGCCATTGACATACAAATTGTTTGTGACATTTACGCTTGCGGACGCAAGACTCTCGTCAACTCCGTTTGCAGCAATAGCAGTGACAACATAATAATTTACTATGTCAAATATCTTTGTTCCATATTCAATTTTGCCGCCACTTGTATAGGCAGTAAATAAACTTGTGTCTACAGGTACGCCAGTTGCGTAATCTTTTACCGTTAATGCTGCGGTCCCTTCAGTATTTACAACATAAAAACCTGTTGTTAATTGGGTCATTCCACCAACACTGCTGATATACACAGAATCACCTTTGACAAATTGATGTGCAGAAGAACACACAATAGATCCTGGACTTGCCAGTGAAATAGAAACAATGTCAAATCTTTCACCAAAGGATGCTGCGACTGCGACACCTGTTGGACTTGACACGGCTGGAACAAAAGAAATAGAAGTTAAAGTCCACTGCGTTGCGCCAAGTCGTCGCAGTTCACGCGGTGGGTAGTTTGGATGAACAAGCGTCAACACATCTGACGATTGCACATAGTGAATGTCAAACAAATCCGCTTCTAAGTATGTACTTGGAATTTCGTATGCAGCGCTTGGTATTGGATACCAATATGTGGCATTCGTTGGCAGGTTGCCTGTCGATGCAAGGATGCAGTAATAGTTGTTACCTAAGTAACTTACCATTGCTCCAACCACATATGGAGTTGCTCCGTTGTATGCGGCTCCAGTACCTGCAAGCAATGTCTCGCCCTGCGTGTGGAATCGTATGTAGCCTTGACCAAACTCAAGAACCATTGTTTGTGTGGTGCTGTATGTAAATGGAATGAGTCGAGTCTTCTTGGTGCTGTCTTTGACTGCGCGTACAAACTTTGTTCCTGGTCGGTTTACGGCAGGACCTTGCGGCAATGCAATAAAGTTCCGCATCTTTGCAGCGCCAGTCTGAAACTTTTGATCATCAATACGACCAAACATTTCTGGCGACAACTCGCCACCAGCAAATGACCGATTGAATGTTCTGGTCGTTGGCATTAGCGTCCACTTGTCCACGAAACAACATGCTCAACCCTGATGTTCCTTTGATTTGAATCAGATTGCTTTGCTGCTTGCAAGTATCCAGCCATCATCTGAATGCAACGCTTTGCTTCCGCAGATCCTGCATCTCCCTTGATGACTGGACCTGCAAGCATGCTTGCAAGATGCCAACTCAAAGACAGAACAAACAACGAATCAAACTTTGTTGGATCTGTAATTAAAGCCTGATACCGAAGTACGGCATTTTCTTGATTTGTGTAAATGACTTTGTTGCCAATAGTGTCAACCTCAATTGAATATGGCTGAGGTGTGTATTGCCCAGCCGCAACAACTGGAGGGAAAAATGGTGTGTCGGTTGGAACGAAACGAGCCGAGTAATCATCACCAGCATCTGAAGCAAGAATTGAAACTGCAACAGACATATCCGAAGGAGCAGCGTATGCATACAGCCATTCGGTTATTGGGTTCGTAACTTGAGCCAACGAGATGCGCTTTGAAGCAAAGTTCCAATTATGCATTTGAAGCATTGTGTCTCTCGCAATTGCATAGAAACGCTTGCAATGCTCAGCCTGTGCGGAACCTTCGGGAGGATCAATGCTTGAAACCGTTGCATCGTCACCAATATGAGCCAACGCAAGGTTACAAATATCTACTTGTGAAGCCAAATTCAGCCACCTTTCTTTAAATATTCAATTGCACGACAAAGGTAAAGTTGATTGTCTTTAAACCCACCTAATGCTGTATTACATGAATTGCAAAGCAAACCACGAATGCGACCAGTTGCGTGACAATGATCTACTGCAAACACAGGACCAGCATTACCGCATCGTCCACCTGGTGTCTCAGTTTCGCAGATTGCACATCTTTTACCCTGTGATTCAAGCATTAATTCATATTGAGCAATAGTAAGTCCATATTTTGTTTTTAATTTTGATCGACGAATAATTTTTGCAGTATTAGATGGGTCTAATTTGTTTTTTAATCTTTGCATTATTGCTTCGCATGGTTTGCATGGTGAACGAACTCCACCAAGCGCCTTACCGTGAGGTCCAAAATTAGAACGCGGTTTAAATACACCACATTCTGTGCATTTCTTTGGGTCTTTTCCAACATATCCCATCGAACCTCCTTATGAAAACGAGAGGAGCCGTGATTTCTCATCGACTCCCCTCGCTCGTATGAATCTTTACAAACGAGATTAGTCAGCCTGAGAAGCAACAGTCTTGTTTTTTGGAGTCCACTTTTGTTTTGCAACTTGAGTGTCATCCACTTTAACTTCGGTCTTTTCAAATTCAGTCCCGTCGATAATTTCGACATTCGTGTTTTTTGGACCGTTGTATTCAAAGACATCTCCCTCATTTCTGATTGAGTTGTCAATAAAACATACGACTTTTGCTTTTACTCTTGCCATAAATAATCCTTTAAATTAAGTGTTTGAAAGTGTCGGGATACCAGATGCATAATACTTCTTGCCGTCTTGGATCTCAGTAACAATATCGGCTGTCATTGTTCCAGTTGTCATTGGACCAGTAGCAACAGTATAAATTGCTCCCAGATAACGCAATCCAAGCGAAGCAATTAGTGGATTCAAACGAACTGCAAATGAGTATCCAGCAACCAAAGTTGCAACAGCAATAGTACCAGCCGTAGCAATTGTGGTTGGCGTTGAAAGAGTATCAGCAGCAGAAACAACAATTGTTGGAGTCAAAGTAGCCGAACCTCCTGCGGTAAACGCAGTTCCAACAGTAAACTGCACATACAAATCTTCGCCTTCGCCAATATCTCGCGCAAGTGAGAGATCAACGACATTGGTTGAATTTGCTGTCGTAGTAAGTGTTTGACCAGTTGCAGAACCAGCCGTAAGTGAACCAGAGAGTCGTAGAAAATTATCAGTAATCATTTTGTGTTTTTTCCTTTTGTAAAATTTGAATTATGCGGTGACAACGGCTTCTGTGTTGAGCAATGCATCAACCTTGCGAAGTGGAACTCCCAAGAATGACAACCAACTGTGTGGTTGACCAAACTGAGTGAGACCTTCGTTGATTTTCAACACATATTGGCTTCTGTCCATAGCAGCCAAAGCCATACCAGAATGAACTGTTCGGTTCATGTAGAACGCACATCGACCCATTGACATGTTTGGGATGCGATACATTGCTCTTGCCATCAACTTAATGATGTTTGTGCTAGCAGCCTGAGTCTGCGTAGTTGATTGCGTAAGCAAATCAGAAACATCGATATTGCAAATGCGAACAACATATCGCCAATCCTTGACAACAAGACCGTTCTTCCATTGGTAACGAGTCGCATACGCTTGCATGCGATTGTCACTGTTAAACACAGTTTGTTCGCCAAGATCTTCGTGAATCAAACCAGCCTTTGAACCCTTTGGAAATGGGCAATACACGGTATTGTCGCCCCAGCAAACCAAGAACACCGAAGTGTTGTCAGAGCCAGAACCGCCAGCAGAGTAAACATTCTGCGAATTACCGCTTCCGCCAGTTCCAAGGGCTGAGTATCGACCAGCCAATCCAAGGAAAGACTTTGGTTCGGTGGCTGGGTTGCCGTAGAACATTGTCGTTGCCTGTGTTTGGTTCATTGCTTCCAAGAATGCAGTGTCTTCGGACAAACGGAACTGAGCCGTATTGCCGTTGAGCATTGCAAGATCCTTGTCAACTTCTGAACGGGCTTCAAGCATTCCACATGCTTCGTCAACCTGTGCAGTCGTTGACTTGCTACTTGGAATGCCTTGATTCAATGCTCTCCAGTACACGGTTGGCAATCCTGTTCGGATTACAACGCGTTCGCCAGTCGGCAAATTGCCTTCCTTAAAAACTGCGTCCTGAAGAATTTCATTTGTTTGCGAGAGGAGTTCAGCCACGACTGGAACAGATCCGTTTGGATCAGTTCGTTTCGCCCAGTCAGCGAGAGTTAAATTTGTTGT